AGAACTTCGCATTCCTTTCACATTTTTTTTGATAGTCTTCTTCATCAATCATATAGCCTTCATGATAAAGCATGATTTCAGTGTCCGCCCACGTATGTTTATGTGCGTCTGAATCAATTGTTTCATGACATATACCGCTCCACTTCAAACCAGCCGACCTTTTATGGAGTCTCATGTTTTGAAAAGCATATCGCATTCTTAATTTTTCTTTTTGATTTTGCAATCCATAAATTGTAACGTAACCAGCCACGGCGTCCGTATCGTCTAAAGCATCAAGAAACGCCCATAAATCGACGTGAGGCGTCGTTAAGTATTCATCTGAATCAATGTGTAGGATCCAATCGCCTTGTGCGTACTCGTCGCATTTATTACGCAAATAGCTAAAGTCAAATTGTTCTTCAAAATCATTGTAATTCCATTGCAACGCCACAAGATTTGGAGTCACGCCAACTTCTTCAAGTGTCGGTTCTGTTAATTTATCATCGTAGTTTGTTTTCAATGCAATTACTTGCACGTTATCAATCGGCAATGCTTTACGCCATCTTACTAAATTATCATTATCTTCATAAAGAACACATACTGTCAATCTCATTTTAGCTCCTATAGTACAATGTTCTAAACGTCATGAAAGCAACGCCTTTTGTTTCGTCATCTGAAAAGGTGACGGCTTGTGAATCTACAAAGTGCAAAGGTGCAAACTCTGTACTTTCAAAATCAGTTACATAGCTTCCTAAATCTAAGTTTTGAAGCATATATTCCACTTTTTCGCAAAGATCAGCAAGCGCATTTCTTAAAACTGCCTTTTGTGTATTTGATTTCTTGACTTGAACACCAACTAGCATATAGATATCTAAGGTTCCACGATTCGCAAAAGCCGAATCGTCTTCCATGAGTTCATTTTCTCGTGTGTCTGCTCCACTTAAAACACCTACAAAATCAAAGCCGTACGTATTCCATTTATCAATCTGGACTTGATCATACACTTTTACGCCTTGCATTTTGCGAAGTTGCGTTGTTATTGATTCGATAGCCGCTGTCTCTCTTGCCATGCTCTTATTCCTTGTATTACTTTTGCTTTAACTTCTTGCTGAAATTGATTTGACGCTTTGAACTTTTCGACCGCAGGCGCAAAATACGGACGTTTTGGTATTTGGACACCGCCTTTCTTTTCCACGTGCAAAGCAAGATTCTTAAAATACGGTTGTTTAGTTTCTTTGAACTTTGCCCAGAAGTATTTATGCATCCGTCCTTTTGACTTTATGAAGCCGCCGTATTCTTGAATAGCTGCATATGGCAAACTAGATCCGTATTCTAATTGGTAAAAATTGCCAGTTGAACTGGTTTTGAATATATTACCAACGCCACCTCGTGAAAAGCTTCTAAATAAACCACCTGTATTGATTTCAAGTTTTGCATTTGTACTCGGAGCAATCCTTGTCTTCAATCCAGTATTCACCATGTTAGCACCTATATAGGCTTGCATGATAAAAGGAAACCGTAATAATTCATTACTTATTATCGGTTTCAAATCACTTTCTAATTGGCTAATATTAAGCATCTTAAACCGTTGGGATTACATACTTTGCAAAATACTTTTGCCAGTCAATCTTTTCTTTCAAGCTATTCGACACCGTTTGGCCAGCGCCACCGCTTGAGATTGAACTTAAACCAAACCAATTGCCACCCTGTGGCGACTGCTTATAAATCAAAGCCGCCATTTCTGCAATGCCTTGCAAGATTTGATACGGCATATTCGTGTCTGTCCATCCTGTCGACAAAGTAGCTTTGAATTGTCCTGTTGACTTGTTTCTGAAAACAATATAGTTTGCATACGGTTCTTGATTGTACACATAATCTGAACCGCTGTAATTTGCATACGTTGCGAATTCATTATCACGCCATTGCAAGGCCGTGAGCGTCGTGTTTGCATTATAAGGAACAAACTTCCACCAATGAGAAGCATCGAGCCCTTGCTGGCCTTTAGAAGCCAAAAACTGATATTGTATCGTACTTGTTCGCAAAGGCTGACCGCAATAGCTTTCAGCCTCTACGTAACAAGTTGTAAATACATCATCGAACCAAGTATACAAGGCAATCTCCTCTGCGGTAGGATCGCCAGAGGTTTCCATATTAAGAAACTTCATGAATGCTGTGAACTGCTTTGGATATGCGCTTGTATATGGCATTTTATTTACCTATTTTTTTTGGTTCAACTTTAGGAGCTTTTGCAGTTGGTAATTCAACTGCTTTGCCTTCTTTGATTAATTGTTCTGCTATTTCTTTAGGTAATGAAGTCTCATAACCAGCCGAAATACCATTGTAAGGTTGCGTTAAGATAATACTATGTAACATAAATATTTCCTAATTAGGTTGTAGATGTTTTAAGAACACCGATAGCGCTTGGTGCAGGGAATGCAAAAGCAACTCTTTCAACAACTTCAATACCTTTTTGGTGTGTTCCGCCTAAACCAGTTGCACCAAAGTACTCTTTGTATTCGTTTACAGTTACATCTTCACGGATTCCCATTACAGAGAATTGTGCAAAGTCTGCATAGAATGCGCTTGCTGTGTTCGCTGCGCTTGTTGGGAATAATGAATCTGGTACAACGTGCATAGGGCGTCCAGTCGGTGTAAAGTATGTGTTGTTTGTTAATGCTGTTAAGCCTATTGAAGTGATTTCAATCGGGCGAACTTGATCATAAACTGGACGGCTGCCAGCTGTTTCTTTCATTAAGAAGCCGAAAACTGATTGAGGTACAACAAACACGCCATTTGCACCAACTCCAGAATTAACACCTAATCGCAAGTTCCATAAGTCAGTCCATGAGATTTCACCGAATGTATCTTTTCCAGAGTTATTTGCACCACCTTGACGAACTGTAGTTGTTCCTGAAATTCCTGTTAAACCTGTAAAGTTTGGTGAGTTACCATCACCGTTAAAAAACTGTTTATCTTCAGTTTCTGCTAAAGCACGTCCTAAACCGTTTATGATATAGTCTAAGAATGCTGGTGTAGCATCTTGTAATTGTTCTTCTGAAACAATAGCACCCGCAACGATTTTCTTTGCAGTCATTGCTGTTGCTGTAAAGAATGATGTTGAATCTGTTAAAGTTAAGCCAGAACCTTCAGCAACTACAGCGCCTGTGAACGCTCCAGAGCTTACAAGATTTTCAGTTTTGCCACGCATTGGATAGATTTTTGCAAGCGCTCTAGCATATCCAAATTGATCCGCAAAAGACATGATTTCTTCAATCCAGAATTGTGGAACCGCTGCGCCACCTTGTGAAGCTGTTCCTGTGTTGAAGTTAGCACGTGTGATATATCTTTCATTTGCTTTTCTTGCAATTTCATCTGCAGCGCCTTCACGTCCTTTGTGAATAGCTAAGATATAATCAGAAACAACACGAGCTTGCTCACGACGTGAATCGTGATCTGCTTTGATTTGAACAAAACCATTTGTTTTGCCTTGATTAATTGGATTTGCTGTTCTTAAGGTATCTTGAACCTTTCTGTTTACAACTTCTTTAAGTTGGTCTGGTGTTACTATTAAATTTTCCATTTTTTAAATTTTCCTTTATTAATTTAGATTAAATTCATGATATCATCTGTTGACAATTTTGTCAATGGTTTGATGTTAATTGAACGTGCGCTTTCGCTTATGATAGCTTTGTTTATAGTTTTGTAACCGTCTTGAATCATGCTTAAACCTTGGCTTATTTGTGCTTGTGTTGAAGCCGCAATCTTTTTGCCTACTCTTTGAATAGGAGCTTGCACGCTTGCTGTTGCAACTTCTGGAGCTACCTCTGGAGTTGGCTCTTCGGCGGTTGTTGGCGCAACTTCTGGAGCGTTTCCGTTTAATACTTGAAGCATAGCTTCTGCGGCTGCCATCGTTCCAGCTTCTGCGGCTGCGATTGCTTCTTCTTCTGCAATGCCTAGCTCGTCACGTAAGTAAGTGAGTGCAGCATCTTGCAATATAGGCAAAAAGTTGTCTGTTATTGCTTGTGTTTGTTCTGGGGTTAACATTCTGTTGACCTTTTTTAATTTGTTGAAAATTGTTTCTAATTTTAGTTTTATTGATTTTTTGATAAGAGCTTCTCTATTAGCAGGAATTGAGACTACACTAAATTCAACTAGTTCAGATTTAGTATAGACTGTAATTCTTTTACCGTCAATTGTTTGTTCTTCGCTTTCAATTGGAATGATACCAACCGACACGGCACGAACATACCCAGCCGCAACCAAGTCCGCAACTTCACAAGCTTCATCTGTTATTCTATGAAATTGCAAAGTAGCTTCTAAGTTTTCACCGTTCATGGCAAAACCTAGGCATTTGCCTATTGGCCAGTCGTCAGAATCATGCTGAGCTAACACTATTGGATTATTCAAGTACGAAGTATAATCAATGCCACTTGGAACAATGATTGTTCCATAGCGGTCAACTTCTGGAGTTGACACTACAAAAGTGTAGATGTCTTCAACTACGCTTTTTTCTTCTTGTTCATGTTCATAATAATCTTTTTTTATAAGATCAAATTCACGTTTTAATATATTCATGTTATATCCTTGTTTCTTTAAGTTTTCAACTATATTTGTACTCCATGAGTAACCAGCATCGCCACCCCACAAGCCCCACGCCACACGGCCTGCGGATGGATAACCATTTTCACCGGGTTCAAAACCTTCAGCTTGTTTGTCAACTTCATGCCTAGAAAAGTAAGAGTACATTCTTTTAACAATATCCAAACTCATTGGATCGCCTCTTAGAATTTGCCTTGCTCTCACTAAGCCTATTCGAGTGCCACCTTTGCGGCCTTCTTCTTTCCACTTGATAGCACGCTCGGCTTCTTCTTGCATTCCTTTTGTAGGTACGTAGGCCATTATATCTCTACTGGGAATAATTGACACCTACAATTAACTGCATTCGAAGCGCTTAAGCCCTCACCAAGTGGACGGGGCGCTTTCTCTACGGTGGTCGATATGATATTACCGTCTTTATCTCTCTTTTCTGTTATAACATCGAAGTAACCGTCTTCGCCTTGTGTTTGCCCTTCCATCGCTGCATGACTCGGACGTACACGGCCGTCTCTTTGTGTTAGCCATACCATCTTGTAACCTTGACCTTTATAAACACTATATTGCATTCCACTTGTTACATTAGCAGCCGTTGTGTTTGCAATCATGTTTACACGTGTTGTCTTAAGACTTGCAAATTGCTGTTTTAGAATCTCTCTTAATTCTGCACTTGATTTGCTTGCATTCGCTGCTAAAGTAGCTTGAACTTCGCTTCTAATAACTCCGATTGATTCGGATATTTTTGCGCTGTTTTCGTTTACTAAAGCTGTTATTTCTTGGCCTGTTTGACTTGTCAAATCTTCAATGCCTAAACCTAAATCAATAAGCAATCTTTGTTGAACTCTGTCACAAGCTTCTTGAACCGTAGCATCGAATAAATCTAGTTGTTCATTAGTTACATCTAAAGTAGTTGCGCTTATTCCTTCATTGCGAACAATATCAAACGCTTGGTTTTCAAGTGTGTTCACCATGCCAGAAACAACAATCTTTAATTCATTTTCAGTTGCTGTTGTAAGGGTATCGTAATTGCGCCAGAATAAATCTTTAGCGTTGGCCGTAACTAAGTTAAGACTTCTATTTGCTAACTGCGGAACGGGTGCTATTGGTTTTGGTTCTGTACTTATTGACAAAGGAACAAGCCCGCTACCTATTAGCGGAACGTTGCCACCCTCTACAGCATCATAGCCACGCTCTTTACGTGCATCGTTAATAGTTTTAATTCCCCATTTCAATTCAAATTCTTCTTTGCGCATATCCATTTCGGGATCTGCGTAAGCATACGGAACGGGTTCTATTAGAATATCTTCTTCAAAACGTCTAAAATGTCTTGTGAATTCTTCCGCAATATAGATTGCTTCTGGATCGATTGTGTTCTGTCTAAAGATTGCAAACTGGACTTCTGCAGTTGCTCTGTTTTGAAACTCACCTGTAAGCATCCCAGGTGGCACGCCAAACACTTGAGCAATTTGCGCTCTCGTGTCTTTGCTTACTGAATCGTAATTTATACCTAGTTCACTTTTTGGCGGTAGTTGTAATTGCATTCCACCCCCTAACAAGGCACGCAATTTGTAGTCTGGTAGTTCTTCATTCCATGAAGATTTTAGCTTGTGCCACTCTTCAATATCGAATCTTTCAGGGAACGTTGCTATCAAAGGCGGAACGGCATTATTTGCAAAAAGCCTATGTAAGTATTCACTTACTTCAACGTCGATATTCGCATAATCAAGAGCAGCCGTAACCAGACCAACACCAAACATATTCATTCCTACGATTTCATCTGGTCTTGCCGCTGGATGTACTCTTGCTAGGTGAATCACTTCATTTTCTGGAATAGGGATTAAGCCATCTGAAACGCTTTGATACGTGTACCCTTGTATAAAGTTATCCCCGCCCATTATGACACGCACACGAGTTGGATTCAAAACCCACATTTGAAGCGGTACTTTGTAGCCAATTGTTGGCGTCCATATAAAACAGTTACCGTTTATTGAAAGCCAATTTTCAATAAAACTAAAAACTTGTGAACGTGTGAAATACGGATTTGGATTCGCTATTAAGTGAGCCGCCCAGTTATCGTTTCCAAGTTCAGATTTAGTGAAGTTGTGCTCTTTGAACGTGTTAAACTGAATAGCACTTAAAGCATTTGCTCTGTGTTGTAAACACGCAAACACCGTGCCACGCAAACTCATTGCAAGCTCGTTACCTTGTGGAATAGAAGCAACTTGTCTATATCCTGAATACGATTGATATGGACGTTGTAGCCTTTTGCCACTAGGCAAAATAGCATTTGAAATTCTTTGTCGAATATCGTCAAGTAAACTCATACGTATATACTCGGAGTTTTGCGAATAGCATTGAACGCGTGACTTAACGCGTCTATATAATCGTCGTGCCTATCTTGTGGCGTTCCTGTAAAGCTCAACAGTTCATCTGTAAAGTCTGGATCTAAGTGGCCAACATGATATACAAGGCCTTGCTCGTATCGTGCTTCAACTGGTTGAAACCGTGTAATTTTATCACGTGTTGAAACAACACCAACAACATTCATCTTTGTATTTCTCTTAAGTTCTTGAACCATATATGCTTGCGCTTGGTTTGATTCGACCGCAACTACACGGGCTTGCCACTTTGATTCCATTGCGATAATTTCTGCGCCAATTTCTACAAAGCTCCAGCGCCCTCGTTTAGCGTCAACTACCACTATCTCACCTTGTGAAGTCGTGCCAATTGTAACGATCGCCGTATAATCCGCTGTTTCTTTTTGGCTGATTGCAAGATCGACACCAATATAATAAGCCGTGCATTGTTTGTTATCTGAAATCTTGATCCAATCCCGCTTAACTTTACTAGCGGAACGGTCAACGTATTCAGCCAAGAATTCTTGTGCGAAAACAACTGACGGCATCTGTTCCTTTTGGCGATCAATCTCGGATTCTTTAATCTGTCCGCCCTCATAAGTTGAGTAATGGAACGATTGCCAATCGGAGTATATATTTGAATTCTGGTCGACTTCATAAAAATGGTTTTTGCCTTTTGGTGTCGAAAAGAAATAAGCATCGCCTTCATAATCTGCTAGCATCGGACTTATAACAAAGTTCCATGCGTCTTCAGCATTTGGGCAGTGAGCCCACTCGTCAAGAATCACTCTGTGGAACTTATTACCACGTAAACCATCCGCACGCCAAATACCTTCCAAATTCAATTGCGAATTTCCTAGTTTAATTTCGCCGTCTTTGAAAGTTGCTCCAAGTGGCGCAAATAATTGTCTTGCTTCGTTTTGCCGTCCTTTGAGTTCCGTGTAACTGGGCGCGGTGTAAAGAACCATCGCTCCATCAATTTCCAGCATCTTTTCAAGGGCAAGAGCAAAAGCGAGATAAGATTTACCAAAACGACGCCCGCACCGAATAACATTAAACCGGTTCCGATTGTTAATAATTTCAAGTTGTTTTTCATGAGGCTTAATCCTGACTATCGTTTCCACTTTTGCCACCCCACTCAATTTTCATGACATTCGCTTCTTGAACATTTGTATTCAAATGAGAAAGCAAATCAATAAGAACCTTCATTGCTGCCATGTCTTCTTTGTCCAAAATCTTTTTATGAATCAGCATATGAATAACTTCTTGAGCAATAGTCTCTTTTGTTTTGCCAGGTTTTGCAAGTTCTTCTGCTGCTATCTTTGCCAAATCTTTAACGTACACAATAGAACCAGACGGGCGCCCTTTGTTGTTTCTGTACTCTGGCTTGTTCGCAAAAGAATGCGGCGCCAAGTGTGGATTCACTTTACCTTTTTGAATGTGTTTTGCTGGCATTATTTTTTCACTCCTCCCAATACTCCTAAAACCAAACCAAGACCAAACGTTCCAACTAAATAACCGTAATTTTGTTTTTCTTCAACTGGAAAGGTAATTGTTTTCACTTGAATAGAATCTGGACGTGGTCTATAGACTAAAGAAAAATAGCCCCTGCGATTAGTGTAATTGAACGCCATGTTTATCGTGTCGTTTGTGGACGTGATTACTGAATCTGCTTGGGCTATAAAGTTCGTATCGTTGCAAGGAATGTCTACTGTGTCTGTGTGAAAATAGTCTTTATATTTTAATTGAACGCTTTTCACTTTGATTGTGTCTTTGATATAAACAGGGCGCTCAACTAATTTAGTTACAACACTCGTATCACTTTTTATTGCAGAGCCTTTGTTACATGAATGACCGTAACTTAAGCCTATTAGAAGCATAAGTAAAGCCCACATAAAACACGCTATGAAATTTCGATTCATCATTGCAATACTATTCCGTTTTCAATTAAATAATTTTTCACACCGCCATCTTGATCAATAATTGCAAAACCGTGATTGCTATTCGAATGAGGCATATAGTTCATAACCAACTTGCACAAACAACCAATTGAATAACACTTTATAAACTTATTTTCTAAGCTCCTACCACTCGAGAAACTTGTCCTATGCACGTGGCCTATTACCGTATCTGAATATGTCTTTAGCAATAGATTTCTTGCTGGATTAATACCTCCACTCACTTTGAATTCATGGCCGTGAGCAATAAACGTTTTACCAACTTTCATAAACTGACCAGACTCTACAAATTCAATTCCAAGTTCTTCAAGATGTAATAAGCTAGGCCAATTAATTAATTCTTGAACGGCGTCTGCGTTCTTAACTAAATAGGCTTGCAACCTGTCTTCATGATTACCAGCTTTGAATATAATTCGAACGTCTGGAAACTCATTGCGTAAACCTCTTAAAAATTGCCTTGTCAATTCAAGTTCTTGCAAGAACCTCGGCGCATCTGGCTCTTGTGGATGTCTTGAAAGTCTGTGAGAGTCTATTACGTCACCGTTTAGAACTATGTTTATACACTTTTCACGCTTTGCCGTTTGTATAGCCGCCTTCAAAGCTACAATATCATGAGAGCCAAAATGAATATCACAAAACACCGCTGTTTTGCCTTCAATCCTTACAAGGCTATAAGATTGATCACGACCGTCTGGCATTGCATCCAACCAGTCCATAGGAGCGTCTGGGCTTGCAATACCTCGCATCTTGTATATTACCTCCGCCTCGTCTAATTTTAGACGGTGGCGGATAGTGTGCTTTGTTTCACGATAGCTCAAGATTAAGACAATCCAAGTGGAAATTCAATTTCATGATCTTCTGTACAAACTTCTGCTTGCACATTGTCAGGTAATTCAATAACTGAAAAACCATCCCATGTAATTATATCAATCACTTTGCCAGTGTCTTTATTAATTAATGCGTATTTCATGCTTGTAAAATTAAGTTCTTAGCTTCTTCTTCTGTACCATCTATAGAAGTTTCGGTATTCCATAAATTGCCATTTTCATCAATGAACTTCCAAAGCATTACGGGATATGGAACGCCGTATTCAGTCGGATTGCCATCAGCATCGAATGACAAAACAGGTGTATTTACGGCTTGAGTTTTTTTATAAAATGTAATTTCCATTATGCAACCTCCCAAATAAACATTTGACTTCCATTGTGTACTGTTATTCCAGTACTTGAAGATATATCAACCTGAGCCCACATTAAAGAACCTGTTATATTAGAAGTTGGTAGCAATGAAGCTTCGACTCTTATTACTCTTGGTATAGCACCTAATGTATTTACAATATTATCAAGATAAGCTACACCATCAGCTATTCTATTTGATATATAGCCCTTAGAACTTCCATCAAATCCTAACTTTATCATAGGGGAGTCAGTAGTATTAGTCCTACTTACTAGAAGTCTAAATTCTATGTAATAAGATTTGTTTGCTGTAAAAGCGTATGTTAAGTGGTTATCTGTTTGTAATGTATCAGAGTTTGTAACTGTTTCGTCTGCAGTCTTATTCACTACTGCAGTCGGAGCTCCTAAAGAACTACCACCACTAGCAGCAAGTGTAGTTCCTGACATTGTTAAGCCCGTGCCTAATGTAATTTCTTGCACGTCTCCAGAACCAGAATCGCCACGCCCCAAAAGTTTAGAAGCGGCTGAAACGTTTTGAATTTTTGCATAGGTTACGGCATCATTATCAATAGTCCAAGTCGCGCCTGAACTACTAACAGTTATATCTCCTTTGTCACCGTCGGAAACACCCCCACCGCTGGCAGTTGTCCAAGACAGATTGCTTGAACCGTCTGTACTCAAAACTTGTCCATTTGTACCGCCCGCAACTTTTAACTTTGTTAAGTCGGTATTAATTGTATTTGTATTGTCAATTGTCTTGCTACTTAGTGTCGAGCCTAATTGACCGCTTCTTACTTTAGTTTCTGGCATCTCAATTCCTTACTTTAGATAGTCTGCTATTAATACATCGCCACTTATTGGAGCCGTTGTCATTGTAATTGTATTTGTGCTTATTGTGTAATCATTGCCTGCTCCGCTCTTTAATCGAATACCATTCAAATATAACTTCAATGATCCAGCCGTTGGTGTGTTTGCTAAAGTGTAACTTGTATTAGAACCATTAACAGAACCGCTCGGAGTTTCTTCTGTCACGATATTAGAAGCACCAAAAGCACCCGCCGTGTCTTGCACGTACGTGATAGCAGTTGAGCCTAGCGTGCCACCTGAATTCGATGTGCAATAAAACCTCGTATCGGCATTCGTTGTACCTTGATCTACAAATACTAGCGTTCCTGTAATTTCATCCCACACATTAGAATCACTTGACCTTGTCATCGCAACGCCCGTGCCGTTCCAATCGTAAATCCCGTTTTGGCTTGAAGTTGATTGATTTTTAAGCAATACCCTTTCGCCACTCGAAAGAGAGTGACTATCGATTGAACTTGGTGCACTTGAAATATTCACGTCCGCAATACTTGCTACATGAACGTTCCTATATTTATAAGCACTTGATAAGCCCGCGATTGCCGTGTCTACATAGCCCTTTGTGCTGGCGTCTGTTGAATTGCTTGGCGTTCCTAAGCTTGTTATAGTCTGATTGCCTAAAGAAACAGAACCCGTAAAAGCCACAGAGCCGTCTTTCTTTATAAAGTTTGAACCGTCTGCTAGCTTTGAACTTGCTATTCCAGCGCCCGCTTGTATCTTGTTATTATCTATTGCACCGTCTTTTATTTGGCGGCCTGCTATTTGTGTTTCTGCCATTGTTAAGCCTTTTTGTAATTAACTCTTAAAACGTCACCAACCGCCAAAGAATAAGTAAAGTTTATTGTCAAAGTTCCGCTTGTTGTGTAGTCAATCCCGTTCGTTGCATGAATGCCGTTTACGTACACTTCTACCGTGTCTGGATCAAAAGCATAATCTACAGTAAACGTTGCGTTCGTTCCATTGATTGCACCGTTTGGAGTTTCTTGCACAACTTGACTGTTTGCCGTTGTTGTTAAGAATCCATTCCATTCTACAGTTACATCACCGACATTAACTAAACTCATGTAGTCACCGTATCTAGTATATGAACATCACCTTGTACCCATCTGACAATTTCGCCACTTGCAAAAGTGATTCTTACATCGTAATATAAATTTTTTGTAGGAGTCAAAGCAAGTGAAGTCGAAGCTGGCAAATTAAGAATAATCTTACCAGCCGTGTGCGGAGTGTCTAACGTTGCTACAAACGTAAACACTACAGAGTCTGTACTCTTATCTTTGCATTGACTTGAAAGCGTTGCGCCTGTTAAATCAATCGCCGCTCCACTTGAATCACTGAAGGCAATAACGTAGTTGAACGTTTCGCCTCTGTAAATTTTTATGTTTAGCTTGTTTCTCATGGATTCTCCGCAAATAATTTGGCTACAAAAGAACCACCAACTGCAAGACAAAGCAAAGTGATTGCTAACCATAATCTTTGACTTAATAGTGCAAAACCACAACCAGCAATACCAGCGCTTGCAAAAGCGCCTGCTATTCGTCTCACCAATCTTGGTGTAGGTTCATTCCAATATTCAAAACCAAACTTCATTATTTGTTCGCCATTATTGCGTAAATCTGATCTAGTCTTGCATTGACTTTCTCGAATTGCTCGTCCATCTTAGCAGCATTTTCTTTTTCAGTTTTTTCCAATTGCTTCACTCGGTATTCAAGTTGTGAATTGTTGAAGACAGCATGAGCCGTCTCTTTTATTATTGAACTGATTTGATTTGCGTGGCTTATCTGTGTCTTATTCATGTATCGCAAAAACATAAGCACAATTGTAATTGTACTTACTAAGCTGGCTAAAATGTTCTTAAGTATTTCTGGTACAAAATCCATTTCGATATATATATAAAAACAAGGGGGTTGCAAAGTTGCGCCCCCCTCGTCTGGAGAAGGAGCATGAGAAGTATAACTATAATAAGAAATATTTTTGACAATTCCAAATAAAAAATAAAAAAGCCCCGAAGGGCTAATGTCCGAAGCTCTGGGGGGAGCTTAAAAAAGTATGAAGTCTGTGATCCTAAAATAGTTGCTCGGATCGATTGAACGTCTTCGCCTCCAAACGCCGTCGCCATCGTTTTGGCTACCTCTGACACCACTCGAAGTGTTGCCCTCAACCGTCGTGCCTTTCGTGCCTTTCCACTTTTCAACAACGCCAGCATGGCCAAAGATTGTATTACCACGTCTCCAAACAATAATCGTTCCCGCTGGTAATTCACCATTGAATGTGTTTGCTTTGATTGTTTTGTTCTTAGTTGCAAAACTACGAGCAAGACCTGAACCCGTAAAAGGTAATCCCTTGACGCCTGCTGAATCAAGGCAAAAGTTCACGAATGCTGCACACCATTGCGAACCGCGCGGCGCTTTGGATACCTTTTGAAAGCGCTCTACCCAGTACCCGCCATTGTTACCGACTTCTTTAGTTCCTATGAATCCACGTGCGATCAAGTATGTCTTATGACTGCGAGAAGCACAAAGCGGCTGTGAGTATATTGGCTGTAAGAAACAAGCTGTAAGCAATAGGACTAGAAGATATGATTTCACGTGTGTTAACCTCTTTTATTAATATTGAATCTACAAACCAAGCGCAGCCGATTGCAAGAGCGTATTTGCTTAAACCAAAAGCAAAAGTACTGAACTGCCAGTTTGAATTTAGTGTGAAAAAGATTGCAAGAAATGCGCCTAAAAATAAGGGCGCAAAAGTTTTAAGAGCTTGCATGATGAATCCTTAAATTGATACGTGTAAAATTGAGACTTTAGAAGTCAAGATCTTTTTATATAAAGGAGTGAATTTTAATGTTGTTAAACCGTCGCTTGTGCCTTTTGCATAGCGTTCCCAGTTAGCCTTTGCAAGTGTTGAATCTATATTTATTGCATGATCAAGACTTTTGAATGTACCGCCCTCACGTCTTGTGATCACTAGTTTTTCATTTGCACATCTTTTTATCAAGTCATCATCTTCAGAACCCCATCCCCAGAACTCATTAGAAAATCCGTTTACTCTCATGAAGTCAGCATTTGGGAACATCGTAACGCCACCGAAATAGGTTTCATATGGAATACCGTCCTCGAATTGCGTTGCGCTTGCAACTAAGTGAGTCGGGCTTAAGCATGGCGAATAATCCGCTGTGATAGGTAGCATATCAATATCATGGAATACGTAATAATCCGCTTCAATTGAATTATAGCCTATATTACAAAGTTTGCCACGATTGAACGGCAAACCAGGTTCTTGTTCAACTATCAAGATATGAAAGTCGTGACCTTGCATAGTCAAGTAGGTACTCATGTACGGAATAAACTCTTTTGCGTGCTCGTGCCTATCTCTAAAAGGCACTATGATTGCTAATTGCATTCGTCCTCACTCATTGCGTAAAATTCCGCTTTGCCTTGTGCTTCTTGCAAAGTGCAATTTCTGAATCTGTACTTAATTAAGCCTTTGCCTTGCATATCGTAGATAGTGAACTTCCAACCATTGTCATAAGGTAATAAAACGCAAAACGATTGCACGCCATTATAAAAAATACTAGCTTTGCAACCGTCTTTGTAACTTCGCCAATCAAAGAAAGGCGACTCGTTAAAATGGTATATTTTCGGCATGGCTGATAGGTTCCACTTTGTTTATAGCACTTAACTTCACACTTGTAAAGTAAGCAACTTCACCAGTCGGCTTATTGTACTTACGGCCTGTTAAGTACACGCTGATTTTGACCTCGTCATCTTGCTTGAATCCGTTCAGCATCTCACAAGCGTTGTTCGTTGCTTCACATCTTATGAACTCTGTGTACTTTCCAGAATCAATACGTAAAACAAAATCACGTTTTGAAAACTTATCGCTAATTTGTTGAACTGCTCCAACGTGTTCAATGAATCCACTTAAATCAATCTTGCTCATACTCTAGCCTTTTCATATGTAAATATGTTTTGAGAATACCACCACTCTACACCTTGTAAAGTTTGTACTATATCTCTTAAATCTGTATTAATCTTATAACCATTCAATTTGAATAATTTATGCCAATATTCATGTGGCTGTTCATTTATGTGATTTGTGCCACCTTGTCCAACAATAGCTGCGCTAAATATAACTATATTTGATATAGAACACAAATCTTTAACAAAATATTCCGCTCTTGATTCTGGCAAATGTTCAGCAACTTCTAAACATAAAACAGCATCAAAACGCCCTTTGATTTTCAAAGGTTCCTCAAGATCAATCGAAATAAAGTTTTTGCAAATTGGAGTTGCATAATCACCATCAAAGCAAGTTGCATCAATTCCAAGATCATCAAATACTTTGCACCATGTACCAACCCCACCACCTACATCCGCAACTTTTTTTGGCTTGTAAAGCTCGATTATATGTGGAACTACAACCAAAGCAGAGTTATAAGAACCAGGGCTTTGTGAAGCATAAAATTGTTTGTTGTATATACTCATATTATTTTCCTATTGCCTTGTAAAATTCTTCAATCGATTTAATTATTGCATACTTGCAACCAACGCTCATAACTTTCGCTTGCCACTCGATTTGAAGCACGCTTTGGCGTCCCTTCAAAGCTTTGAATTCCAAGAACACCACGCCACCAGAATGCAAGTACGTCATGTCAGCAACACCAGCAACCAAGCCTATCGAACGCAAGTGAATTCCGTGCCGTGCATTCTGGGGATTATTGAAGTTCATGTATAACAGTCCACGTTCTTCTGGATATGCATTCCAATGCGATTGAAAACAAAAGGCTTGTAGTTGGGATTCATTCATAGTTGATCATATTGGTATAATTTTCGCATCTTTTAGCTTGCCCATACAACCTTTCTTCATTAAATAAGTTACAATATATTAGATGTTTTTTGCTTTCTATAGTTTTGTAATTTACGCAATTATAACACATTTGACCATCGTTCACATAATCTTTATTAAATTTATAAGGGTATTCCTTAAAAAGATTGTAATATTTTGTATATATAGAAGAATTACCAGCTAGGTGATAACTTGTACTATCTGTTAACTTACCTTTTTTTAGGTTTTCAATATCTTCTTGATTTTGTATTCTTATCTCTATTATTGGTATCCCTGAATCAATTTTATCTCGACTTGACTCATGAGTAACCCTAATTTCTACCATTACTTTGTAATCATGTTTTGAACTAGAAAGAAGTATATCTGCACGGTATTTTCCTATAGTTTTTTCATATTCCCATATATCAAATACATCTGATAATTTACCTTTGCTATCATTTAACAAAGAGAATGCAAATTCCTTGTAACTAATTATTTGCATTGCTTTGTTTTCAAAGAATACACTTTTCGCTAGCTTGTGTAAATATCCTTCACCACTAGAGTTTGCTATATCTTTATGAGCGAAGTCCACACCAACATATTCTGCAGTCATTACATTCAGCATTACACTCACTTCTTTCTCCAGTGCATCCAGAGCCAGCCGTTGGCATAGCCCATCATTTGCGTAAATTGTTTCGCTTCATGCAAGTTACGACATAAAGTTTTAACAATCCAAATAGAATTTATTTTTTTTGCTTTAGCAAGCATTACCCAGGTTTCAATATTGCCATATCGTGCCATGTTCATCGCATGACTTTTTGTAAGTTCTTGAAGCTCTGCAATCACTTCACGTTCTGTTTTTGGTATCACACAACCACAATACACACACGCTCTCGCAACGCTAGGAATCAAAGCTCCGCAATCTTTACACAACTTCACGGGCGCAACGCCACTTGATTTCTTCTTTTCTTTCTTTTGTAAACTCCACTCACGTGGATCATCCCAAAAACCATGTGTCAAAACGTTATTACCAAAATCAAGAATCATAAAACTATCCTTACCAGGAGCCGTTCTTGATCCACGACCACACATCTGCAAATATAAAGGCAAGCTCTTTGTAGCTCGGTATAGTATTACGCATTCTGTAGAAGGTTCATCAAAACCCGTTGTAAAAAGCCCTACATTTGACAAAACAGCGTTAGGCGTCACTTTATACCACTCGAGTGCGTTTCGTCGCTCTGCGGGGCTTGTAGAGGCGTCCACGTGCATTATAGGGATTCCATGCGATGTGAATTCCGCACATAGCTCTTTTGAACTTTCAATATTAGAACTGAATATTAAAGTCTTTTTATTCTTTGCAAGGCGCTTGTAATTGCTTAAAACACCCTTGTATATTTGCGAATTACTGTACATTGCTCCAAGGCTGGCCGTGTCGTAGTCACCCCCGCGCGTCTTTATGCCTTGTAAATTTACTTCGACACCGTAATAAGTCGGCTTTGCTAAATAGCCTTGTTCGATCAAGTTTTGAACGTCGATCACGTTTACAATTTCGGTGTAGTGCTTGTCTAAACTTTCTTGATTACCTTGGCGATATGGTGTAGCCGTTGCGCCAATTACGATTGCATTATCACTAACGAACGGCATTAACTTTGAAAAGGTTTGCTTGTGAGCTTCATCGAATATTATTAGATCAAGTCTTTTGAATAGCTCTAAGTATTCGGGCTGGCTTAAGCGTCTGTAGATTGTCTCCACCATTGCAACATAAATTGAATACCTATTCAAGTGCGTTGTAAAGGCTTGAATGTACTCTGGTAATATTTTGAGGCGGTTTAATGCGCCTCCAGATTGTGTAAGCAGTTCCACACGGTCTGTAATGATCATCACTGTCTTGCCCTTTTCGATTGCGCTCCTGCACATCTCTGAAAAGATTACCGTTTTGCCCGCTCCCGTTGGAGCGCAAAGAATAATTCTTTTGTGTCCGCTTGTAATTGCATTGCGGAGTTTTTGAATTGCATCAAGTTGATATTGTCTTAGTTGTGTCATTATTATAGATATTATAGTTTATTATAGACTTTTTCAAAAGTCTGTAATAGGTTAAGTTCTTAATTTTCAATAAGTTGCGCAAACTATTATAGATATTATAGATATTATAGGTATTAAACATATATTTATATATACATACATACACACATACACACACGCATTTTATATATATATAGAACTACAAAAAATTACATAATATCTGTAATATCTGTAATAGTAAACGTTGGTTCAAGATCATTGCGTTTGCATACCCACCATACGCCAGAAGTTTTCCCATTTATGGATTTGTATTCCTTTCTATATCCATAATTTTTAAGGACTTGGCCTAATTTGTGAGATGTTAGTCTTTGGTTAGTATCTTGGCTAATAATGTTCAAAATTTGGGTATTTGTTAGCCATTCGGAGTATTTTGCTTCTGGTTCTTTGAAATATTGAATCAGTAATTCTTCTTCAATACAAATGGAACGATTTGCGTATGTGAGTTCATTTAAGATGGAAATATCCAAAGAATTCAACTGCCATTCTTTGCCACATGATATATATTCATTATAAAGCTCCGCAAAAAGTAGGTCTTTATCGATTGAATTATACAAATCCCAATCAATTCCAGTAATATCAATCGGAATGATCCTTCTATTGCCTGTCAAGTCGTTAAGTAGTTGAGAATCATTAGAAGTACCGCAAAGAACTGCATAGCGTTGCATATCAATATTTCTTTTTTGATATGGTGGTCTAACTGAAAAGATTTGCTTTGAACTTAGCTCTTTGAGTAGTTTTTCTTCTTTTTTGGACTTGCCACCAAACTCATCGTCGCATATTATCAGCTTATTACACATCAAGATCAGATCATCTTTGCCAAGATCAAGTTTAGATTCAGCATAGTAGCTGCGTAGCTTTTCAGGGAGTAACTTTCTAAAGAAATTCGTTTTCCCTATGCCTTGCCCGCCGCAAAGAACTAAAATAGTAACAGAGTGAGTACCGTGCATTGAAGCAATGATTCCAAGAAGCCATTTTTTGACATAGTTTTCAAGCGTTGCGGGCGTCATATACTTGCTTTCTTTGTACTGAATCGCTTCGCATAGCCTTGTAATATGGCCGCTTGTTTTGATGTCACGGCATTCTTTCAAATATTCAGTAAAAGGATTGAAGCTTTGCGTATTATCGCTATCAATTATGCTATTAACTATTTGCGATTGAACGGTGTTACCTAATTGCTCACGTAACTGAATAAAAATGTTATTGAATTCACGGTCTGTAAAGTTACGGCCGTCGATTTCCATGTTTTGCGTAACAAGATTGAACCTTAGATCATAACTTTTCAGCATTAACTTAATAGATTCTATTTCTCCAGAGCTTTTTTGTGCTTTTTTTGTCTTTATATCGAGATCAAAGGCTTTGTCAACAGTTGCAACGATTTCAGGGCCTTTAATCCCTTGTTGTTCAAGTAGTTTCAGAGTTGAAGCCTTGGCTTGCTCTGCGTTTTGGCTATCTCGTGACTTTGCAAGTTGTGTAAGATTGATAATTTTGCGTGTTGTATCTGTTTGTGTTTCAATTCCAGCTTGTGAGCATAGATAAAAGAACGTATTAAGACTTACAGAGCCGTTTTTGTTCTTAATAAGCAAATTGTACTTCGCATCTGTTTGCAATTCGTCATATTTAGGGCTTATAGAGCTTACAGCGTGATAAAGTTCGCGCCCTTGCTCTCCTAGTCCATTTGCCAAAGAATAACCAATCTGAATCCAATCATGGTGGCTATTGTTAGTAAGATCGATTTTCTTGTCTTGAATCTGTTTTATGATATGTTTATAGTCTTCATTTGTAGCAATTACTGGCTTGCGTTCGATTTCTTGTGTTTTATCTTTAATGTACAGCTTAAATTGCTTTGGTTCATGGTCTTTTTGATATAAATCTGGATCCCATGAAACTATTCTCAATCGTGAAACATCTTTGCAAGACTTATCTGCAATTACTTTGTAATAATCAGCAAGATATTTTTCAAGCCCGAGATATGCTTCAAGATGTTTTGAGCCGTCTATCTTGAAATATGCCACCCAACCAAGACCACCAACAGAACGGTGAACCGCCCACGTATATGGATCATTCTTAAGCGCTTCTATATCGGCGTCTTCATTATCTTTGAAGTCGATATCTACACAAAGGATATTGCTATGCTGCTGTAAAGAGTCCGCCCGCCTTTTCGAAAACGTTCCAGATGGCGTCACGGCTGGCATTGTTTTCTTGTCCTTTTTACCAAGGCGAACGGCCAGCACTTCATCTTGCCAGCGGCCGTCTTTCACATAGCCTAGAAAGGTGTAGAAAGAGATATTTACTTCTGGATTCGTATCCAGAGCTGCTTTGAATACTGAAATGTTCATTTTGCCACCCTATCAAAGTAAAAACTTTCAAATTCTTGAATAAACGCTTGAAAATCAAGTGAATTGATAAAAACGTCCTTCACTTTTAAGATTGAATGAACTACACTTGACGGATGTTTATTGAATTTTAATCCTATGAATGATTGTGTAACTGGCAAAGTAAAATATAGTAAAAAGAATAAGATATGTCTTGCATCTGCTAAGTTTCTATATCGTTTATTCGAGTAGATATCTTCAACAAGCACTTTTTTTTCTTGAGCTAGCCAATTAGTAATTTTATTTATTGCAAAGTCTGGATCTTTGTCAAATTGTTTCTTTGCTTTAATGTATTTTTTCATGATGTCAGGAGTTTCACCTATTACACGGTCTTGCTTTGGCTTATAGGTAATTCCAAATAGTTTCATTCGTTCTTCTCTTATTTGCTCGCTTAGTGTCATTTCATTGCATCCAGATAATTAAATAAATCTATATATTTTTTTTTGTCTATAAATTGCGGTATATGTCTTTTGTAATTGTAGATATCTCTTTGTGTAAATATATACTTTTGCAAATATGAAAGTTTGCAAATATTTCGAGATCTAAAATAATATACAATTGCAAAAAGATTAAGATTGCATCCAGTATGTCGAGAAGCTTTAATCAAAGCAAGTTCATCAAAAGTTATATTCAGCTTTTTGCAAGCTTCAGCTATGATAGGATGTTTACACGTTACTGGTTCAACTACTTTTTTGATAGGGAACAGTTTGAGTCGTTCTTTTCTAAGTTGAACACTCATAGGAACGTTAGGATCGAATGAACTTGGAAGTTCTAAATATTGAATCGCTTGCATACGCACCTCCAGAATAATAACCATTGTGCAAATTGACTTCTAAACATTTGGCGTGTCATGTTCATAACTGCACCTCCAGAGCGTTCTCCAATCCAACTAAATATAAAAAATCTGTGTAATCTGAAACCCAATTATTTACCGTTTCATGATTGTTTGCGGGCGCAAAAAAATTGAAGAATGCGCAATTCTTAAAATCAGTTGCAAGACTATCTTTGAATTCAAAAACATTGTATTGTACTTCTGGCGCTTGGAACACATCGCAGTACACACGCCACTGCAAAGAATCTGCATAGGTTTCATATTGAATAGGAGAATACGTTGTTTTAATTTCAATGATCTTATTGCCAACGATTTGATCCGCCATTCCAGTCAGTGAAACAAGCCCTCGTTTTGTTTCGTATGTTTTGCGTACTTTTATTTCAAAAAGCGGGCTTCTATAGTCCATAAAATTTCGTGCAGCTGTGATACAATCTTTTGTAAAATATTCAGTATATGGTTCTGGGTTCTTGCTTTGTAGCATCTCATGAAACTTGGTTCCTTTTATCATTTTTTCATTAGGTTCGAAGCGTCTTAAGATTGAGTCGATTAATTGATCGAGTGTAATTTTTTCATTGATATATCTTCTATATGCTTCGAGATTCGTTGCGCTTACTTTAATCATTGCAAGGCTCCGCAATCTTATCAAGTAGTATATAGTCTGCATTATGCTCAATAAAAAATTCAAATCTCATTAAAGCTTCATGTTCAGTATTGCAATATAAAAACCATTTTTTTTCTAAAACATTATATTCAATATGACCTGTAACATAATGAAATCTAATGTTTTGAAAAGCTTTGAATCTAATAAGCAACAATCCTATAGGAAATTTTTCATGATCTTTAAGTTTATTCCATTTCATTTGACGGCTCCGCAAAGTACACATCTTGTAATGTCGTTGTAATATAATCCCAATCGAGCATATTGCCTAGATCTTCAATGATATAGTGCAAAACGTCACTCTTACATTGTTTAATCAAATCAGTGTAAATTATTTCTTCTATTTGATCGCATATTTCAAGGTTCTTAGTTTCTTGAATATATCCATCAAAGTTTTCACGTAATTCATGTATTGCGTAAAAATCTTCATAATAAGAGATAATGCTTTCTTCAATTGCTTTGTTACTCATTGCACGCCCTCCCATAATTTAGACTCAGCATTGTAATTCAATCCACGGCTATTGAATGTTTGCTGAACGCCAGCCCAAACAGATTTTTTAATGCTTGCTTGCAAGTTAGCTTTTGCCATTTCTTGCATAAACTTATTTGCATCCTTTGAAGTCATTGCTTTTTGCATCCATTCACTTACAAGGCTAATTGCTTCTTCTTGCTCTTTTGATCGCTTTACAAGCGTTTCTTGTGTGTGTTTTATAATGTTTTCAAGAGTACCGACCATCGAATCAACTTCTTGAATATGCACTGGTTCAATGCCTGCGCAATTTTTAGCGGTTACTGTGTCACTCAAATCAAAAGTAAGAATTCTACGATTGTTTACTGTTGTATAATATCCAACGAGGTCACATGATTGCATAAGCAAGTCATAAGAACCGCCCTGAACAAGTGGACGCTTGATCCTGAAGTCGCCTTCTTCTTTTTCTTTTGCATGAGCAATAAAGATTACATTTTTACCACTTAACTTCAAAGGCGCAAAGAACTCCGCAAATAGCTTCTTTGTTTCGCCCCAGAGTTTAATTCCGTTTCTTGCAAGTGCTGGCTGTGAAGATTGTAGGTACATTTGCATAAGTTCAATCATAGTGCCAGCGGTGTCGATTACTATTGAATCATGCTTTGCAATAAGCTCTGTGAGCTCTTTTTGTGAACTTATAATGTCAATCCATGAATCAAATTGCACTACATTCCCTCGACGATGCGAAGCTCTGTGTGAACCTCTGTCAAAATCCAAAACAAGTGGATTTGGTGCGGTGTTTGCAAGTGTAGTTTTACCAATACCGGGATCGCCATATATTAGGATGTTAAGACCTTGATATGCAAGATCGTCAACTTGGCTGTAAATTCTAATCATCTCAACTTCTCCAATTCTCGATAATGTATTAAATAGTGTGAACGCTTAGCGCATTCTGTTTGTTGAATATTTGTAAATACTGGCGGTGTTGTGTATGTTCTGTTCTTTAGTTTTCTTAGCCTACCTTTGATAAGATAGTCAACATACACTCGTGAAACTTTTAGCAACTCTGCGACTTCTTTTGGCGTAAGCCATTCATTCATAGTAAGCTCCATTAATTGATTAAAATTCTATACAACAAGTAAGAAGCCCAATAACAAAGACAATGACTATTTTGGCATAGTCTACAATGTTTTCGTAATTAGCAACTTGACTTTTGTAGAAGTCTCTTTGTCTTTTGATGTCTTCGTAAGATTCCATGTTCTTTCTCCGTTTATTTGTTGATTCAAAAATATAATATTATTTAACCATTTGCAAAAGTTTTTTTAATTACTGTTTTACATAAACATATTTAACGTGATCAAATTCACTATACCAAGCTTCAATGCCCATTGCTCTCAATTCTTCTACTTTTTTTGCTGCTTGCTTATGATTAGAATATGAATAAGGATGTATACCCCATTTTGTTTCTTTAGCAAGTACAACTTTTTTTGTTCTACCAAGTAATGTTGTTAATACTGTTTTCATGTTCTTTCTCCGAGTGTGTTTGTTATTGTGTCATTTTGTTGATACAAATATACGGCATTATTTAACCATTTGCAAAACTTTTTTTTATTTTTTTTTGTACACCTTTAGAGAGCGCATAAAATCGAGGTTTTGAACATAATTC